TTCAAGAATTTACAACATTAGACAAAAGGTTAAGTGAATTAAGTAAATTTGGTAAAGGAAGTGAAAAAGAAGCAGCTAGATTAACTAGAGAGCATCTTAATAATATGGAATTAACAGAAGATGCTGCACTTTTATATCCATTACTTAAAGATGCAAAAGCAACAGCAAAAGAAAGATTTGATGTAATTGATTCTAATCCAGCCTATGCTAAAGCAATAGGAGAAGGTAAAGATCTAGAAGGTGGTACATCACAAGGTGAAAGTTTAAATGCAGGAAAATTTCATAGACAATATGTTTCTACTGCTACACCTGAAGCAATTAGACGTTTAAAAGCTGAATTACCAGAAGATCATATTGGGCATGAAGCAATTATTTATGGAGAATTAGATAGAGCTAAAAAAGCAATAATAAATGCAAATGAATCAAGAGTTAAATCAGATCAATTTGGCGATTTTTTAAGAAACAATAAACCTATTTTAAAAGAAGCGTTGTCGCCAGGCGCTATGCAAGATGTAACTGAAATAGGTTTTTTAAATAGCAAAATTGGTAAACCTGATGCTGGTACATTTAGCCATTCAAATACTTACAGCGCTATGTTGGGTGATTTAGCAAAAAATGGTTTATTAACTTTAGGCGAAACAGCATTGTCTGCAAAAACTGGTGGTTTATCTGCATATCCAGTATCAATGGCTAAAAAATTAAAAGAAAAATTTGATAAAAATTCTTTTGCAAATGAACAAAGAAATAAATTAGGCGGACTAACTAAGGAACAACCATGAGTACCGATTCACCAATTGACATGTTTAAGTACGGCCAATTGGTCGCAACCGTTGAAACTCTTGAAAAGAAAATCGACAAACTTGAGGCATCTGTTTGCCAATTGGTCGAGCTTGCCAACAGGTCCAAAGGTGGGTTTTGGGTTGGCATGATGGTGGTATCTGGTGTTAGTTCGTTGGTTGGATTTTTAACGCATTACCTTACGGTGAAGTAAAATTGATCCTTTCACATTAGCAATGATGGCATTCTCTGCTGTAAAAAGCGGAGTTGCAGCCTATAAAGAAATTAAAGCTACTGGTGGCGAAGTAGTCAACATTGTTAATGAGTTGGGTGGGGCGCTTGGATCATTCTTTGATCACCAGGAACAGGCGCACAAACATGCTGAAGCGCAAAAATCAAATCCGCCAAAGGGCAAGTCAATACAATCTATTGCTTTAGAAAATGTACTGCGTAAGAAACAATTAGAACAGGCTGAGTACGATCTAAGGCAGATGTTGGTATATCAGTCACCGCCTGAGCTTGGAGCAGTCTGGACAGAGTTTATAGCTGAGAGAACAAAGCTAGAAAACCAACAGAAACTGCTAGATGAAAAGTTAAAAAAAAAGACGAAGCTAACCAAAGAAGAAAACGTGAAAGTCTGGAGAGATGGAATTTTAGAATTGCAATCTGTATTGCGGTCTTCGTGGTTTTTTTTACAATTGCAGCGTTGATGTATCAGATTAATCTTGATTACAAAAGCAAGAAAAGCGGACAAGAGTGGCACATCATGTTCTTAAAACATTACTATGAAGACTCGACAAATGTAGAATGTGAGCATATTTTTCGTCAAACAGGCTATTGGCCTAAGTATTGTAAGGAATGATATGGACTGGTTAAAAAGTATAGCGCCCACAATTTTTACTGCCATTGGTGGACCGCTTGGTGGTTTAGCGTATGAGGCGGTGTCTAAAGTCTTAGGTGTGTCGCAAGATGATGCCAAGACTATGCTTGAATCTAATAAGTTAACCGCGGATCAGATCGCTGCGGTGCAACAAGCTGAGATTGCACTGAAAGCTAAGGCGCAAGAGCTTAACTTAGACTTTGAACAATTGGCTACGGCAGACAGAGCATCAGCTCGAGCGCTGCAAACGGCTACACACAGCTGGATACCCCCATTCTTGGCCTGCGGAATTACAATTGGTTTCTTTGGTATTTTGTATGCGCTGATGACAGACAAGGTAACAAAGTCTGATGAGTTGATGATTATGCTCGGGTCGCTATCAACTGCTTGGACTGGCGTGATTGCGTTTTATTTTGGTAGTTCATCTGGTAGTCAAAAGAAAGACGAGATGCTACATAATTCTTTAATGGCAAAATGATTAATTCTAGAAATTTAGATGATTTACTTCCTAATGTTAAAACAAGAGTTGAGAATTTTATCAAGGCTTGCCAGGTTGCAGGCATTGATATTTTGGTCACTTCTACATACAGGGATAACGCTAGTCAGGATGCACTTTATGCGCAAGGGCGCACGACTGAGGGCAAGATTGTCACAAACGCCAGAGGAGGTGATTCTTTTCATAATCATCGGTGCGCTGTGGATATTGTGCCTTTGGTTAATGGCAAGCCAGACTGGGATGGTTCACATCCAGTTTGGGCCGAAGTAGGCAGGATTGGACAAGAAAACGGATTAGAGTGGGCTGGTGCTTGGAAGACGTTTAAAGAATTAGCGCACTTTCAATATACTGGCGGTTTAACAATAGCACAACTCAAGGAAGGCAACGCAATAGCATGAACAATTTTAAAATTGAAGGTAAAGAATATAAATCACCCAAGTCGCATTATGTGGTTTTGCGTGAACACGAAAAGAAAACTGAGCACGAGTTGCACAGGCTAGAAGACAAACTAAAGAAGCACGAGCATTTGCCAATGGAAAAAGCGCATCCAGAGGCTAAATAAGGCTTTTACGGTAGGCTTTATAGGTGTCTGGTACTGGCACATTCTCAGGCCACAAATTCGCCTCATGGAGCCTATAAATCGTTTTTAAGTGTGCTCTTTCCCAGTAGCGTTCTTTTTCTTTTTTGCTATAGATTGAGCCTTGGTCCAGATCTGAATGGCAGATATAGCAAAGCGCAGCAATCATATTGTCATCCGCCTTAATTGCTTTGCCTTTACCATGTGCGCCTTGGTTACTGTGCGCTGCCACAATAGTTCCATCATCTGCGCCACACATTTGGCAATGCAAATACCTGCAATTATCTAACAGTTTACGACTGCGGACATATTCACGTTTGGGGTTTGGTGTCATCTAATTCAATACCATTTGTTGCGCACCAACAATATAACCACTCGACAAATTGCGATGCCTGTTGCTGAGTAAATTTACGAGACTGTATACCTAATTGAACAATTCGCTGACTATCTAGGCTCGGCACGACTTTACCGCCTGCAAGCCCTGTTTCTGAGGCAAATTGGTCTATTAAAAACCGTTTCCAACTCTCCTCATCCCATTGTGCGCCCAAATGCTTTGCCTGCTTTGCAATCTCTGCAATTATTGCGTGATATAGTTTATTTTGATCGTTAGAGCGAACTGCATCAATAATTTCTATTGTTAATTCTTTACCGCTGTTAAGCGCCTCTAGCACTTTAGGCCAAATGCGGACCATTAACGCTCTGGCCTGCGGTTCTGAATTTAATTTAAATTTCATGCAAAAATGTATACAAACTTAGGACAACATAAGGTTCAGCATTCTTAATGCGCTATCTGGCGAATCAACCAGGCAAAACGGTCCTCCTTTCCAGTTTTCAGCAAAATGTTGTTGATTTTCGTTAAAGCCCTTTTTACCGTAGGCGCTATTAGGGTTTTTTACTTCCATTAGCATGGTCTTATTGTTGTATCCAATCAACAGATCGCAGGGATCGTCCAAGTAATAGACCGTTGCGCCTCTGGCTCTGAGCGCCTCAACTATATCTTTTTCGCCTACGTCCCTACGTGCTGCTTTGCGCATTTTTTTGTTCCTGTATCTTATTTTTTACGTCTTCCGCTAACCTTGTAAATAATACGTTACTCTGCATCTTTTGCTTGACTTGATCTCGAATAAACTCAACCCAGCCAGGCTGCTGCGCTAGGTGCGCATACAGTTCTACAGTATCATCGTACATTTCGTCAAACTGGTCCATCTCTGACAATCCATTTGCGCATTGCATTGGTATTTCTATAGCCAAGCGCCTTGTAAAGCCTGGGCATTTCGTGTTTTAAAGATTCTTTTACTTTAGGCAAGCGCTCTTTAATACCGTATTTTGCTTCTAAAAGCTCTGCATTTTTAGGCCAGGGCGGTACTGGCTGCCATATTGTTTTAATTTCCACGACCAATCCCCTTAATTTTTTCTCTGATGTGCTCAGGCATGGGCATAAAGTTCTTGCGTTCCTCATCCAATTTAACCAAGTAAGGATCACGTTCTTGGACCATTACGCTTGTTTCAGGTATCTCAGCGCCATCCCAGCGCTGCTGGTTAAGGTAAACAAGGGGCGCTGGTATAAAGGAGCCATTGTCTTTGCGCCAATCATTCGTAGTCTTCATCCATTCCACATGTTTGATTATTTGGTCAGAACATGTGTCACAGTAGTATTTCTGCCATTTTTTTAAACATTCTGACTTACCGCCCTTGCGAGTTGACTTGGGCCAGGCTTTCCAAAAATCTTCAAATGTCATTTCCAAATTCCTTGTAAAGTTTTTGTATCGTATTCAGGTTCGTTATTTCCAGGTATTACAAATAAACCTTTACCTTTAATAACTCTGCCCCAATCATCAAATCTTTTAATGTTTACTAGCCATCCTTTTTTTACTGAATTGTAAATTTGATCTTTAGTTAACCCCATTTTTTTTGCTTCATCTAAAGAAATGGGCTTTTTAAAATAAGACTGTAGTTCATCTTTAGTCATATCGTTTGTCCATAGGTTCTACTAGGGTGGATAGTACCATTCCCTCTCCAGCTATATTGTTATTCATCATGATTAATCTTAAGTTATCTACACAAAAAGCCCAAGTGCGCTTGACGGGTTTATTCGCTTATACAACTGGCCTAGTTTTCCACCTGAGCTACCAATTGCTTTACCGATACCTAAACCAAGTTCGGTCACGTTTTGCTCTGGGGTGTATCAGAGTGCGGTGTTTTGTCCCAAGCCGTCCATTCAAACGCTCTGCTCCGTGTGGGGTACGGATGCCATTTAAAAAACAAAAAAGCCACTTAAGGCTAATCTCTGGTGCAAACTCTATCCAATACGTTCCCACGTCTATTGGATAAAGCAGAAATTAGCTCTAAGTGGCCTCAACTTGTTGTTTTGCACGACAACGGTTTGGATTGTATCCTAATTTATAACGTCAAACCATTCAGGCCGCAAAACTCTTAGTTGAAATATTCGCAATGAAGGTATTTGTTGCCAATTATTAACAGCTTGACGTGTTACACCAAGCAACCTGGCTAACTTAGAAGGTGTGCCTGCTTTTTCTATAAAGTATTGTTTGTCCATGTTGTTTATTGTACACATTTATTTACAGAATTAATTATTTTAATTATTTTTGATGTTTATTAACACTATGCCGTAAATTTGTGTTTACAATAACAATTATCAGCACACAACTGATATCAAGTAAGTTTAGATAAATTAAGGAAAATTATGAATGATAGAAATTATTTTGACCCCAGCATACAAGACGAAATTGATGCACTACAAGCTGCAGTCAACTTTCAAACTCTTAGGTACAACCTCTTACGTCACAACCCAGACTGTCGTGACCCTGATCACCCAGGATGTGAACTTTGTGAGGAGTCAGATTATGAATGACACAACTCGCAAGTTTCCTCGCACTTTAGCAGAGGCATTCCCAGATTCCCCACAACCTAATTTTGAGACCACTATGGACAAAGAAGACAAGATCGTTATTACAGCTGCAGCAATCATCACGGTTGTTATTATTATTCTTGGCTACTTGGGGGTTCTATGAACGTCAATGACCTGCTTAAACTTAACGTAAACGATCACACAGAGCGCAAAGGTAACCTTACATACCTGAGTTGGGCTTGGGCATGGGCAAAGGCGTTAGAGGCCGATCCTGCTGCAACCTGGGATATACAAATGTTTAACAGCAAATGTTACATGGAAATAAACAATACTGCTATGGTGTTTGTGACTACGCAGCTATTTGGCAAACAAATGACTTGCCAACTTCCAGTTATGGACCACCGCAACAAGGCTATTCTCAACCCAGATGCGTTCCAGATCAATACTGCCATCATGCGCTGCATGACTAAATCATTGGCCTTGCATGGTATTGGTTTATACATTTACGCTGGTGAAGATGTACCTCAAGGCGAGGAGCCAGAATCTACGGTTAACGAATCTGAGTTATTGGATTACATGGCGCTGTTTGAGGAGTGCGTGACCATTGAGGCATTACAAAAAGCATTTGTGCAAGCTATTGCTGCAACAGATGGGGATAAAGAGTGGCAAAAGAAACTTATTGTTAAAAAAGACGAAATCAAAAAGAAACTTGGGAGTAAAAAATGAGAGAAAACATTTTCAGACTTGATTTAAGAGACTATTTTGCAAGCCAAGCGCTTATCGGTATTATCTTTGGTCGCAAGACAGTTAACAAAGATGTTATTGAATTGTCCTACAAAGTTGCAGATGCAATGCTTGTAGAGCGTGAGTTTAAAAAGATTGAGCCAAGAGGCATAAATGGGGGGGTTGATGAGTGATATTGAGCAAGGAACAGACGAATGGTTTGCTATTCGCTGCGGAAAAGTAACTGCATCCAGGGTTGCGGACGTAATTGCTACGACAAAGTCAGGTTACTCTGCCAGTCGTGCCAATTATGAGGCGCAACTTATTTGCGAGATTTTGACTGGCAAACCTGCGGAATCTTACTCAAACGCTGCAATGCAATGGGGCACAGAGACAGAACCATTAGCCAGGGCGCAGTACGAGCTAAAGACTGGCGAAATGGTTAACCAGGTTGGGTTTGTTGTGCATCCAATGATTGAACAAGCTGGTGCAAGCCCAGACGGTTTGGTTGGGAGTGAAGGTCTCATAGAAATCAAATGCCCAAACACCAGTACGCATTTGGATACATTATTGGCGCAAAAAGTACCATCTAAGTACATTGTTCAGATGACCTGGCAAATGGTTTGCACTGGTCGCAAATGGTGTGATTTTGTGAGCTATGATCCAAGACTGCCAGAAAACTTGCAGCTCTTTGTGCAGCGCATCGAGTTAGATGAAGATTACGCAAAGAAACTGCAGAATGAAGTAGTCATGTTTTTAGTAGAAGTAAACGAAAAAGTAGAAAAATTAAGGAAAATAAATGTCTAAAGTTACGTCAGAAATTACGGCAATAGTGGGTAAATACAAAGACCAAAACGGTCAAGAAAAGAACCGCTATCAGCGAATCGGGTCCATTATTGAGACAAAGAACGGTCCAATGCTCAAGATTGACACCATTCCTGTGTGTGAGCCTGCTTGGTCTGGCTGGGCATACTTGAATGAGCCAAGAGAGAAAAAACCTGTAGATGATATTGGGTTTTAAGTTTTAGGGCGGTAATGAGGGTTAGCGCCTCATGTTAAATAACTACTTCGTCAGTTGTTGGAAAATGGAAAACGCTGCTTTATGCGAACCGCCCATTTTTTTAAATTAAGATAAATAAAGGTAAATTATGAAAACATTTAATATATTTGCAGAATTGAGTGAAATGGTTAGCCGTGGATTTGCTAGGGCAACAGACCCTGACACATCAAAAGAGGCTGCCTTAAGCATTGACGTGACCAACATGGAAAAAGTCGTTCTAGATGCTATTAAAGCGTTTCCTGATGGGTGTATTTTGGAGGAGATAGAAAAGCATTTGCCTGATGTAAGGCCAAGCTCAATATCTCCTCGGCTCAGACCGCTTATGCGCAAAGGCTTGGTAATTGATACATTCAAAAAGCGCCCAGGATCTAGTGGCAGAAATCAACGTATATTAAAGGCGGTCATATGAAATATTTAATTCCAATACTTTTATTAGCTGGGTGCGCAACTCAAGCGCCAAGATTAGATGCGCCAGTACAGCCTACTTACACAAACCCTCCGATTGTGCCTATACGAGTAGACCCACAAGCGCAGCAGATGAGCCGTAATGAAGTTATACAAGCATCAATGGAATGCGAAGCTGGAGGTATGCGCCCAGTTCCAGTCATGAGCAAACGCATGATCTCAGGCATGATGTCGGACATTATTATTGATGTTCAATGTATGCCTAAGCGACAAGCAATGTTTTAAGGGGACAAGAATGATTAAAGATACAGCGGTACAGATACTTTTAGAACACTTTAGTGAGGGTATGGTACGCACTATTGTTGATGCTATTGCTGAAGACGAACGTGAGGAATGTGCAAAATTGTGTGATTATGTTTACAACAACATAGTTACTGATGAGCATATAAAAAATATGGCGTTCAAAATTAGAGCAAGGGGACAAGAATGAAGATTAGGGTATGGCGCAGACAGATGACCAGAAGGGACACAGGTTTTGTAAAGTCAGTAAATAGATTGATGGATTTAATGGCATATCACTCAAATAAACTTTCAAAGCAATTACAAGACATTTATACAAATTCTTTACAAGCAAGCGAACAAGAATGACTAAAAATGCGCCAAAGCAAGAGCAGGGTGAGCCTAAAGAATGGGTAGGGTTAACTAATGAGCAAATTGTTGATTTGGTAATTAAAAACGCAGGTTTTCCAACTAAATTAGCAAAAGCAATAGAAGCTAAATTAAAGGAAAAGAATGGATACTAAGCAAGATTTGAAGGGCTTGGATGGAGCCATTGCTTGGCATTTAATTGAACGTCAGGCAGAAAACTGGAATGAAGTTGGTGAGATGATGAATGAATGGTTAAAGGCTAATACACCAACTAAAGAATGGGTAAGTCTGACAGATGAGGAAATAGAAAAAGAATGGTTCAAAACTTTTAGTCCTGAACCTGGTATTGGAAAAAATGTAACTAATGGTATATATGAATTTGCTAATGCAATATTAAGAAAGGCACAAAGTAAATGAAACATAAAAACTATGACGTAATAGTAGCATGGGCAAACGGTGAAAAGATTGAGTATTTCAGTCCAAAAAATGGTTGGATAGAAGTGTATGGCGCTTGCCCAAACTTTAATGGGTCCGTGCAATTTAGAATTAAGACAGAACCGCAGGACTTTGCTATATCAGCCAATGTCATTTTTAATCAAAAAACTACTGGGGAATACTTAGAGTTTTCTAAATACGGCAAACAAAATGTTGAATTTATCTTTGATGGTGTAACTCAAAAGTTAAAAGAGGTTAAATGCTTAATATCCTGACAATTGTGTCAATACTACTATTGGGTGCATTTGCATTCTTTATAACTCTTTTGTTGTACTTATACTTTGAAATATTTGTAATTAAAGATAATGAAACTTTCACAAAACCCGATTAAGATTTACTAGCAATTTTGCAAATGAATATGGGGAATGTAAATGGATCACAATCTTGTTATTGAAGGCGAAGATTTCAAGTTAGAAGTTGAGTCAGCAGACTTTGAGTTTATTGCTGCAATTCAGGCTTTTGTAGCTGAGATGGTTGCTGAGTCTGAGGCAGAATACGAAATCGTTTGGGATGACGAGGAAGAAGAAGAAGACGAGGAGTAAAGATTAACCTGGTAATTTAATATTTAGAATATCTCATTGATAAAGGGAAGGTCGGGGTGAGAATCCCCGCTGGGTTATCTAGTATTGCTTGACGTTAATAACTTCGCCTCTAAACTGAATGGTGTCCTGTGTATGTACCATTACAAGCTCAGGCATCAATAAAACGCCATTTACAAACGTCAGTATTGCAAAGCCAGAGCGCCAGTTAACAGGATTTTGCTCTAAATAATTCTCAAACTGTGGTCCGTAAATGTCCGCTAAAGTGCCTGTATCTACACCATATCGAACGCCATTGTAATCAACGTAAGGTGTGACTTTAAGACTGTGTAAATGGCCTGTAACCATTGTTACACCCGATTGGGCTGTATTGTTATGCGTTGCATGTACTCCGCCTTTATTGCGGTGTTTAACTATTACTTGATCATTCAACCAAACGGACCAGCATTTTTTCCATTTCTGAAAATGATCCGACAACTTAAACCCTGTGGTGTGCTCAAATTGGGGCGCATTGGCAGCTAAATATGTCTCAAATCGTGCATCATGGTTGCCCAAAGGCCAGAGCAGGCGCACATTATGTCTGGTTGCTTTGGCTACTTCCTCAATTTCTGACATGCAAGCTTGGCAAGCCTTAAGTTCTTCAATTACGCTGGGTGACTTATCCCAGCCAATCCTGGCATGTCTTGAAATGGAAGCGCCATCAAATATGTCACCGTTGGCTATCACAGCTGTGGGAGCGTATGTACCAATGGCATAGAGCAGGCCTTTAAATGCAGTTGACCTTATGCCAGGCCAAAAGTGTGCATCGGAAAACACTATAACTGTGCCGTTCTTAATGCCTAAATCAATTTTGCGTTCAATTGCATGTGCATCAAAATGTTTTTTTGCTACAAATACAAAACCTGCGTTTTCCATTCTTACACGCCTACGTCGTAGTGATCTTATATCTAAAGATAAATACTCAGCAACCTTTTCGTGGCTGCCAAGTCTCATATAAGCATCTAAAATTTCCTGGTCAGATACCTTCGTTGTGCCTACCATAAATTACCTTTTCGAGTACATTAATAACTGCGTGTTCAGCTGCATCCAAGTCTTCATCAGATCCTCGGTTTTGCGCTGTGCGGATAAGGTCGTGTAAAAGGACGTGTAAGCATTCGTGCAGAGCTGTGAGGGATAAGCTCTCTTTGTCTATGGAGCAACCGCCAAAATTGCCTATGCGGTAAACGGCAAGTTTAGAACCGTGGTCTATTTGTACGTCAGCCATTGCTGAGGACATCTTTGGATTACGTTCCAAACGCCAACAATTTAGTCCTAAAATGACTTGCCAATAGCAAATTTGTTTGTCAAAATATGTTATGTGATCGGCATTTGGAAGATTTTTCATATCCAGTTTATAACATTTTATTGTGACAATTGATATGACTTGACAAAACTCGATATAATGAGAGAATAACAATTCCAATTTTTAAACTTGCAAGGAACAAAAATGGGTTATTACAAAATGGAAAAAGAACCAAAGGGAGCTAAATCTAGCGACACTACTGGCGAAAAGAAACTGGGTCCAACATCATTTAACAAAATGACTGGCGTAAACAGCATGAAGGGCACTAAAGGCATGTCTGGCGAGAAATTGCCAAAAGGCGCTGATTCTGCCGATACATCTGGAGAGCGCAAAATGCCTTTAGTTGGAGGAGTTGCGCTTGGAAAGGCCGATGGCATCGGAATGCGTGAAGCAAGCCACATAGGTAAGCAAGACGGCATGGTCGGTGAGTGCAAGGGCCACATGGGTGAGTCTTGCGTTTATGACCACAAGCGTGTAGAGCACGTTCAAGATAGTATGTAAAAAAGCGAAACCCCATTGATCGGTAAATCTTTGGGGTTTCTAGCCAAATTAAGTAAGGAGACTTAAAGTGGATAGTGTTTATTGTAACGACTGTAGATATTTTGATCTACAAAATAATAGTTTTCAGCTTGGTATCTGTAAAAGGTATCCAGCGTACCAAAACCGATCCCCAAAGGAATGGTGCGGAGAATTTGCAGTTGCCTTAAAAGCAACTTTGGCCTTGGTGGAACCCGCCAAGGTCTTTTCTGATTTGCCTGATACGATTGATAATCTAGTTGCAATGGCTGAAGAAACAGAGAAACGCAAGCCAGGCAGACCTAAGCTCAGTCGGAGGCAAATACCATGAAACCATTAAACGACAGAATCATTGTCAAACCAATTCCAAGACTTGTATCCACATTGTATATACAGACGGCAGAGGTTGATACAATAGGGCATATTGTTGCGGTGAGTGACGAATCCGCTGAGATGGGCCTTGCAGTAGGTGACAAAATATATTTTGGTACACTTGCAAAAGAATACAAAGACGAGTATCTTAAATACCAAGAATTTAAAGATAATGACGAGCGTCTATTAATTATGTCTTGGAAAGACGTTTTATTTGTGGAGGAACCAGATGGCGAGTAAACCAGGGCTATATGCCAACATCCATGCTAAACAAGAGCGCATTAAGGAAGAAAAAGCCAAGGGCGAGAAGGTAGAACACATGCGCAAACCTGGCAGTAAAGGGGCGCCAACTGCTGCAGCGTTTAAGCAATCTGCCAAAACTGCCAAAAAGAAATGAGCAATTACATCAAGAAACAGCTAGAAATAAGTGAGCAAATGTTTCTTTTGATGAAGCAGGATCATGAGGAGCGCACCAAACAAAACTTTGCGTGGGTTGAGCTAAGTAACAGTTTGATGCAAAAACTCAAAGACCGTGACGAGGAAATAGTTAAATTAAAAGCCATTATTGCGGGGTTTCAATGAAAAAACACGACAAACCTATAGAGCACAAGACAACTGGCAAAAATAAAACGTACAACCCTACAGAAAAGGGCGCTGGGATGACCGCTAAGGGTCGTGCTGAGTACAACGCAAAGAACAACGCAAACTTAAAACCGCCTGCACCAAACCCTAAAACAAAGAAAGACGAAGGCCGTAAGGCATCTTTCTGTGCAAGAATGGAAGGTGTTGTAAAGAACGCTAAAGGCCCAGCGGAACGGGCTAAAGCATCACTAAAGAACTGGAACTGCTAATGCCACTTATTAAATCAACCAAACCAGAAGCGTTTAAAAAGAATATCAAGGCCGAAATCAAGGCTGGTAAACCTGTAAAGCAGGCAGTTGCAATTGCGTACTCTGAGAAACGTGAGGCTGAAAAGGCCAAGAAAAAGAAATGAAGGCCAGTTTAGCTGTACATCTATTGATTGCTATGGGCATAGACGAGCATTTGTTCATGAAATGGCAAGCAGGCAAGAACTTCAAGTCAACCAAAAAAGGCCCAGGTCGAAAGCATAAACAGGGTAATAAATAATTAAACAGGGTAACAAATGAACTTTGATCACGAAATACAAGACGTAAACTTAATCATTACTGCGCTTGAGCACAAAATTAGGGATATGCAATTGCTAGTGCAAAAGATGATAGCTAAAACCCAAGAGCAAATGCCTGCGGTAAAGGCTGAGATAGAAGCACAGACACAAGCAGAGTCTAATAACTAAAAGTAATATAGAACAATTATTTAAGGGTCGAAACGAATATGACACCAGGCGGACAATTAGGAAACAAGAATGCAAGTAAATCTCGCATGTTTTCCGATCGCCTGCGAGTTGTATTAACGACTGAGCCACATCGATTGAGAGCTATTGCCGAGCAGTTGGTGTCGAAGGCAGAGGAAGGCGAACCTTGGGCGATTAAAGAGCTAATGGACCGTCTTGAGGGTAAAGCAATACAAGCTACGAGCATAGAAAACGCAGACGGTTCGCCAATCATACAAAGCATACAAGTATCTTTTGTAGCGCCAAATGGATCAGAGTGAACTTAATGCAGCGATCACCAAGGCAGAGTTCCCTGTTAAGCTGCAGTGCCTTTTTGAGAAATCCAGATACAAATGTATCTACGGAGGCCGAGGATCATCAAAGAGCTGGTCTGTCGCAAGAGCGCTGCTTATCTTGGGTGCAAAGCAGGTCCACAGGGTTTTGTGCGCCAGGGAATTCCAGAACTCCATATCTCAATCAGTTCATAAGTTATTAAGTGACCAGATCGTTGCGCTTGGCCTGACTGCGTTCTACGAGATTACAGAGCGCACAATTAGGGGCGCAAACGGCACAGAATTTAGTTTTGTTGGCCTAAAAAACAATCCGCACAACATAAAATCGTTTGAAGGGTGTACTGTTGTCTGGGTTGAGGAAGCGCAGGCCGTAAGCGCACGTTCTTGGGATATTCTTATTCCTACGATTCGTGCAAAGGATTCTGAGATCTGGATCACCATGAACCCAGAGCTGGAGTCAGATGCAACTTACCAGCGCTTTGTGTTACATCCACCAGAGAATTGCATCAGTAAAAAGGTCAACTGGTCAGATAATCCCTGGTTTCCTGAAGTGCTCGATCATGAGCGCAGGACATTGCAGGCCAGAGATCCAGAGGCGTACAACACAGTTTGGGAAGGATTGTGCAGGCAGACTGTGGACGGTGCGGTGTTTGCCAGAGAGATGCAAAGCGCAGAGTTGGAGGAGCGCATCACCAAGGTGCGTTACGATCCTACTAAGCCAGTTATTGCAGTCTTTGACCTTGGCTGGGCAGACAGTACGTCTATTTGGTTTGTCCAATTCATTGCGCAAGAGATTAGGCTAATTCGTTACATTGAAGACAATCAGCAGACAATCAGCCATTATTTGTCGCTTATGCAGACTTACGGTTACGTTTATGATACTTTATGGTTGCCACATGATGCACAAAACCGAACCATCGGATCAAACGGACGGTCCATTGAGGAAATTGTTAGAGCTGCAGGGTTTAAAACAAAAATCATCCCTAGAACGCCTATCGCAGATTCTATTAATGCAGCAAGAACTATATTCAGAAACTGTTACTTTGACCGAGATAATTGCTATGATGGCCTCCAATGCCTCAGACATTACAAGTACGAGGTAGATCCAGACACCAAGCAATTTAGCAAAAACCCTTTGCACGACCAATATTCGCATGGTGCTGATGCGTTCAGGTACATTGGTCTTGGAGTACAGGAAACTAGACCAAAACGAGCAAAACAAGTAAACTATGCACCACCACAGAGCTGGATGGCGTTGTAAAGGAAACACATGGCCTACGATTCAAATACGCAAGATTACGATCCAATAATTGACGAAGCTAAACAGTTTCTAAAGTTTGCCAATGATGCGGACACAATGAACCGCCAGGAAGCGCTTGAGGATCTAAAGTTTGCATCTGGCGGGGATCAATGGCCTGTAGACCTTCAGAACAGCCGTAATTTAGAGTCTAGGCCAGTTCTTACCATTAATAAGCTCGATGGTTACTGCCGCCAAGTTACTAATCAGCAACGTCAACAGCGCCCCAGGATCAAGGTCCATGCGACTAATACGACTGAGGATGCTGCAGAGGCCAAGGTTATTCAAGGCATAATTCGCCACATTGAAGTCAATTCCAACGCTGACAATGCGTACGATAATGCGTACAACTATGCTGTGCGCATGGGTTGGGGCTACTGGCGTGTCGATCACCGCTATGTGCGGGAAGATTCGTTTGACCAGGAAATCTTCATTGATCCGATTGACAACCCATTTACAGTCTATTTAGACCCGAATAGCATTGCGGTCGATGGCTCAGACCAAGAGCGTTGTTTAATAACTACAATGATGCCTAAGACCACATTTAGGGAGTTGTACCCTGACGTGGATGAAACATCATTTTTAAGCCGTGGAACTGGAGATACGCAAAGCGAATGGATTACCAAAGAAGACATAAGAGTAGCAGAGTATTGGTACACAGTAAGAGAACCCGCAACGCTATATCAGCTCTCAGATGGTTCCGTACGGTTTGCAGACGATAAAAACTTTTTTAAAAGAATAGAAACTGCGGGTCTATTTGTTGTCAACGAGCGTAAATCTATTAAGCGCACGATTAAGTGGAAAAAAATAACTGCGGTATCGGTGCTGGAGGAGCGTGATTGGCCTGGCTATTACATACCAATCGTGCCAGTTTACGGTCGGCATGTCGTAATTGGTGACAAACGCAAAAAGTTTGGTATGGTGCGCCACGCTAAAGATGCCCAGCGCATGTATAACTTTTGGGTCACGTCACTCACCGAGTCTGTAGCGCTTGCACCAAAGGCCAAGTGGATCATGGCTGAAGGCCAGGACGAAGGGCGTGAGTTGGATTGGGCTGCAGCGAACATTAAATCTATGGCTACTCTGCGGTACAAACAGACTGACATTGATGGCAACCCAGCGCCTCCGCCACAGAGATTGCAACCTGAACCGCCTCCAGCTGGTGTAATGGCTGCAGCGCAAGAAATTAATTCAGACATGGCAACGATCATTGGAATATATGATCCATCACAGCAATTGCCAGGCAACATGTCTGGTAAAGCGCTAAATGGTCAGCAAATGCAGGTTGATCTGACCAATTTTGACCTGTACGACAATTTAACCAAGTCAATTGCGTACACAGGCAAGGTAATATTAGACCTAATTCCTAAGATTTATGATACTGAGCGCATCATGCGTATCATTGGAGATGACGGGAAGCCCGATCTAATATCAATTAACGAGCGCACAGCAGTTGGCAAAGTTAAAAATGACGTGACTGTAGGCCAATACGATGTGGTTATGGAAACAGGGCCAGGTTACAACTCCAAGCGCCAGGAAGCGGTTGAAGCCATGATGCCATTGCTACAGGGCAACGAGCAATTGTTTAACGCTGCAGCCGACTTGGTGTTCCGCAACATGGACTTTCCTGGCGCAGAGACCATTGCAGATCGTTTGGCAGCGCTTAATCCGATGGCTCAGATTGACGAGCATTCAGACATACCTCCTGAAATACAAATTAAGCTCAAAGCAGCGCAAGGCCAAGTGCAACAAATGCAACAACAAATGCAAGCTATGCAATTGGCTATGAAGCAACGTGCTGACATTGAGGGCGTGAAGCAACAAGCTGAAACACAACGTGAATTGATGCGCCAAACAAGCAAAGCGCACAATACAGAATCTATATTGCAGGCCAGGGTGCATGATGCCAACACCAGAGCCATTACAAGCCAAAATCGGGTAGAGATCGAAGCTATTGCAGACTTACTATTGCACAACATGGACACGGCACGATTAGAACGTGAGATACAGATGCGCAACCGTGAGCAATACGCAGCCATGCAAGCAGCCGATCAATCTATCATGCCAAATAATCAACAATAATTGACAGTATAATTACTTTCAGTTATATTGACTAAACCTTACCTGTGAGGTACACAGGGCAAATTCTTAGGGAAAACCTATGTCTAGTGAAAGAGAAGCATCGTCTGTATTGACGAGCGAAAATTCGGGTGAGTTTTATGCTAATAAACTTGGTTTAGCTACGGAAGCTCCTACTGAGGCGGTCGAAACCGAGCCAGTAGTTGAGGATATACCGCAGAGTGAACCAGTTGCAGACGAACCCAAACCAGTAGAGGAAGGCGAAAAGAAGCCGAATCCGAAACTTGAAAAGCGTTTTTCTGAATTAACGAAGCAACGAGAGATGGCACGTCAGGAAGCTGAACGTGAGCGCTTAAGGGCTAGTGATTTAGAGGCACGTTTAGAGGCGCTTGAAAGGGTTTCTAAGCCTGCAAAGGTTGAGGAGCCTAATAGAGAGCCACAGCCGAGTGATTTTACCGATGCGTTTGAGTATGCAAAAGCATTGGCAGAGTTTTCGACTGCTAAAGCACTTGCAAACAGAGATAAACAGGAAGCTGAACGCAAAGCTAACGAAGAACGCCAGAAAGTTATGACCTCTTGGCAGACAAAGTTAGAGGCAGCGAAAAGCGAACTACCTGATTATGAGGATATGGTTGCGTCATCAGATGTGGTTGTATCAGATCAAGTCAGGGATGCTATTTTAGATAGCGATGTCGGACCCAAAATTCTTTACCATCTGGCTGAGAATCCCGAGATAGCAACTAAGATCAGCGGTTTACCTTTGTCGAGTGCTTTAAGAGAGATTGGAAGATTAGAGGCTAGGTTTGAAAAGACCGCAGAAGCGCCTAAGCCTGCTGTAAGAAAAAGTAACGCACCAGCGCCTATCAATCCAATCAGAGGCGGATCTAACGTAGATGTACCTATGACCGCAGATGGCGAGTTCACAGGCTCAATACATCAATGGAAAGAGCTGCGTAAGGCTGGAAAGATTAGGTAAACAATTTTTAATTTAAAGGAAATGAAATGGCCAATAATTTATTGACGATTTCCAAGATCACAAATGAAGCCTTGATGGTCCTGGAAAACGAATTAACATTCACATCAGAAGTAGACAGAAACTATGATGACCAGTTTGCGGTTGTCGGTGGCAAAATCGGTAATACCGTGAATGTCCGTAGGCCTGGCCGCTTCGTAGGTACCACAGGTCCTGCGCTTAATGTAGAGGACTTCAACGAAACTTCGGTTCCTGTTACTTTAAGTACGCAATTTCACGTTGATACCCAATTTACCACCCAGGATCTGGCCCTATCTCTTGATATGTTTAGTGACCGCGTGCTCAAACCTGCGGTGGCCGCCATAGCAAATAAGATAGACCGTGACGGACTAACAATGGCTGCACTTCAAACTGCAAACATTGTTGGTGTTGCTGGTACTCCTCCAACAGGACTAATCACCTACTTAACAGCTGGTGCTTATCTTGATGCTGAAGGCGCACCTAGAGACGGACGTCGTGCTTGTATCGTAGAACCCTTTACATCTGCAACAATCGTTGACAGTTTAAAAGGTTTGTTCATGCCCCAAGAAGCGATTGCGGAGCAATACAGGAAAGGTTTGATGGGTCGTGACTCAGCTGGTACAAACTGGAAGTTAGATCAAAACGTGGTTTCACAAACTTTTGGTTCTTACTCTGGTAATACATTGTCTGCTGACACAACTGCACAAGTTGGTTATTTGACAAGTGGTTGGTCACAGTATTCCACAATTCAGATCAAAGCATCATCATCAAGCACATTGAATGCTGGTGACGTGATCCAGATTGCTGGTTTATATGCAACCAACCCACAAAACCGCCAAGCTTATGGTTCAGGCAAACTGCGTAATTTTGTTGTTCAGGCTACTACAACTGTAGGAACTGGCGCAACAAACATTCAAGTTTCACCTGCAATCATTGTTGGTGGTCAGTTCCAAAACACAATCGTGATTGGTTCTACATCCACAACAGCAGTTGTAACTCCTTTTAACAACACAGGTACATTGTCTCCACAGAACGTGCTTTTCCACAGAAACGCATTCACTTTGGCGGTAGCGGACTTGGAGTTGCCAGAGGGCGTTCACTTTGCTGGTCGTGCATCAGACAAAGAGATTGGACTTTCCATGAGGGTTGTGAGGCAGTACACAATTAATAACGATAGTATTCCTACCCGTTTAGACGTGTTGTACGGATGGGCACCTTTGTACCCTGAGCTTGCCTGCCGTATTGCAGCCTAATTAACATTTTATAAAGGATAAACAAAATGGCTAATCCAGGACCAGCAACCACAGTAACGGCACACCCCAGTAATGTCACAACAAACCAGACTCTGCGTTTGTTGGGCGTTGCAAAAGGTGTTAACTTAAATGCCGTTGCCTTTACACCAGTACCAGTAAATAACTCTACAACGTACTTGCCACAGACTATGTTAGTTACTAACGTCAACAATGCAGGTTCTGCAGTTGCGTTGACAACTACCACAGCTATGAGCATCACAACTACAAACGTAGGATCACCAACAGGTTTGTTTCCAGCGCTGACAACGACTCAGATTGCAGCATTGGCTACAGCACCACTTGGCGTTTCATTGTCAACAGCATCAGCTAATACACCAGCTCTACAAGGTCAAACTTTGTACGTTGATGTAACTGCTGCATCTGGCGCAACTGGAACAGGTGACGTTTATGTTTATGGCTACGACTTCAGCTAATCCGAGCTGAAATTGAGAAGGGTCACCCTCAAAAGGGGTGACTTTTTCTCTTTTTAAAGTACAATTAACCTATTTCCAAAGGAAAAAACATGCCATCTACCACAATTGCCCGTGGAAATGCTTTAAGCACTTTCTACATTGCGCCATCCATTACGCCTGCGCAGGTCGCTGCAAGCACAACAGCAGTTCAGACTTTCACAGTTCCAGGCCTGTTAACAACTGATTACATCCAACCAGGCGGTTACATTGCTAACCAAACGGCTGGTATTTTCATTGCTGAAACAGATTGTTTGACCAACAACATTCTGACAATTCAGTTTGGTAACTGCAGTACATCTCCTGCAACTCCTGCAACTGGCGTGTATGAATTCCAGATTACACGTTTTGAAGGTCCAGTTCCTGTAAACGCTGCTTAATCATGGCAAATACAAGCGTATTTAGACCAGTTGGTCCATCTTACGTTGTTGCTGTTTCGACAACCGCATCAGCTGCTTTGACTGTTACGCCTGCAGGTAACGATCAGATCAACTATTGCGGTTTTCTTAACACTTCAACCAATCCAATTGCATTAACGATTGCAGAGAATAACGCTCTCAATTCGTTAACGGCTCCAGCTGCGGTATTTCCTACTGCTGGAACTCCCACAAACACAGTAATATTAGGTGTGTCAATGTCAACGCCAATGGTGATTGCAGTTCCGTCCAACGGATTCTCTGTAAGCGCCATTACTTCGACATCAACGGCTAATCTGTATATTACTCCTATGGCAGATCAATCATGACAAACCAAGTAGCTAATACAAATACACCTAATACGGTGTTACTTAGCACTTACTCTACACAACCAGTTATTTCAAGCGGTTTTGGTACTTCCCCTACGCTTAAAGGCGTGACACCAAACTGTTTTGCGGTGACTGTTGGTAGTGGTGGTGCTGCATCAGGCACTTTAACTTTACCAGCTGCGCCAAACGGTTGGATGGTTGTTGCTAATGATGTAACATCTGGTTCAAGCCTATTTTTGCAACAAACTGCTAGTAGCACCACATCAGTTACTGTAACTGGTTACGGAATTACTACAGGACTTGCAGCAAATATGTCTGCTGGTGATGTGATAGTCATGACTTGCATCCCATACTAATGAATGCCCCTGCCTCAACCGTTGATCAGAATATACTGCCAGTACAGGCATACTTCGATGTGTTCGGAAACTTTCAGACGTTTTTAGGCCAGGGGCGTCCTTTTTATGCTACTTTGAACCCAGTTCAGAGTGGTCTGACTATCACAAATAGCACAATAAATAGCTCCTCAATTGGACTAGTTACCCCATCTTCAGGTGCTTTTACCAATATAAGCACCACAACAGGCTCAATTAGTACAACTCCTGTAAATGCTACAGATATTGTTAATAAAAGTTATGTTGATGCTTATATTCAGGGATTATCATTTAAGCAACCAGCTCAAGTAGCAACCACTGCAAATATCACTTTATCTGGGCTACAGACAATTGATGGTTACACAACATTAGCTGGTGATAGAGTTTTGGTCAAAAACCAGAGTACTCAGGCTAATAATGGTATTTATATAGCATCTGCAAGTGCTTGGGTTAGATCAAGTGATGCTAATACTTATGCTGAGTTGGTGGCTGCATTTCTGTTTGTGGAAAATGGAACAAGCCAATCTGGATCAGCTTGGGTTAGCACAATTCCTCAAAATGGAACTCTTGGAACAACTCCAATAACATTTACTCAGTTCAGTAATAATGCTACATACACAGCAGGAACTGGACTAACTCTTTCAAGCTATCAATTTAGCATTACTCCAGTTGGCACAGCAGGCACTTATGGCTCTGCCTCTAGTGTTCCAGTATTTGTGACAAATTCGTCAGGCCAAGTTACATCTGTCACGAACACGTCAATTTCTATAGCGCCCAGTCAAATAAATGCAACAATTCCTAATTCTGGGTTAACCAACAGTTCAATCACAGTAAACGGATCTGCTATTTCACTTGGTGGGTCTGCAACTGTAACGGCAAACACAACAAATGCGTTGACCATTGGCACAGGATTGTCAGGCACGTCTTTTAATGGCAGTTCAGCAGTAACGGTCGCAATTGCAAATACTGCGGTGTCTGCGGGAAGTTACACATTGGGTAACTTTACGGTGAATGCTCAGGGTCAGCTCACAGCTGCTTCTAGCACGTCAACGACTGGAACTGGCAACGTAGTATTAGCAACAAGCCCAACGCTTGTAACGCCTGCTTTGGGTACGCCTAGCGCACTTGTTGGCACAAACATTACAGGTACTGCAAGCGGACTGAGCATTGGCGGTAATGCTGCAACTGCGACATCATCAACAAATATTGCTGGAGGATCTGCTTATGCCTTTCCGTATCAAACGGCTGCGAGTACGACTGCGTTCCTTTCGGCAGGCACTTCGGGCCAAATTCTACAGACTCAGGGCACAGGCTCTGCACCAACCTGGGTAAGCCAGTCTACGTTATCGGTCGGTACGGCAACTAATATTGCTGGTGGCTCGGCAGGCGCAATTGCATACAACAGCGCAGCAAGCACAACCACATTCTTAACGCTTGGCACGTCTGGTTACGTTTTAACCGCAGGCGCAAGCGCCCCACAATACGTCGCACAATCTACTTTGTCGGTCGGGACTGCAACAAACTTGGCTGGTGGTATTGCAAGTCAGATACCTTACCAAACAGGCGCAGGCGCAACATCTTTTATTGCAAACGGCACAACTGGTCAGGTTTTAACGTCAAATGGCACAAGCGCCCCATCATGGTCAACGCCTACGGCCTATGCAACGGTGACAGATGACACGACAACCGCAGGGACCAGGTACATATTGTTTGCAAACCAAACAAGTGGCAATTTAACAACTGAATACACAAGTTCTACAAAACTAACTTATTGGCCTGCAACTGGCGCATTGACGAGTGGTTTAAATGGAGGTACTTTTTAATGGAAATTACTTGGAAAATATTAGAAATTTCTGCTGAAAATGAGTTGATTACTCACGCAAAATACTTTGTAACAGCAACAGAGGATGATAAAAAAGTGGAAACAGAAGGAAATTGGTGGTTTAAAAACCCAGTTATGACTGTACCTTTTGCGCAAGTGACTGAAGATATGGTCGCTAAATGGGTAGAGAGCGACACCTACAAGGACGGTGTAAATTTAATTACATCTAGACTGATAGAACAGTTAAAATCCTTATCTAAGCAAACCGTTGTTCCGCCCTGGAAACCCCAAGTTTTTACACCTAATATTTAAAAATGGCGCAAACAAACTATACCCCAATTTATCTATATAACAGCGGAACGGCTACTAACACGCCTCTCGCTGCTAATTTGGGTGCGGGTGAATTGGCTATTAATTACACAGATGGCAAACTGTTTTATAAAGATAACAACGCTGCAATACAAGTAATTGGCTGGAAAACAACGCCCACAACCGCAGGCGGTACAGGTTTAACCAGTTACACAGCTGGTGATCTACCATATTACGCTTCTGGTTCAGCCTTATCCAAATTAGGAATAGGAACGGCAAATTACGTTCTAACATCTAGCGGTACTGCGCCCCAATATGTAGCGCAATCTACCTTATCTGTTGGATCTGCAACAAATGCAACAAATACCGCAATAACTGACAATACAAGCTCAATTGCTACTTGGTATCCAACCATAGTTAGCGCAACAACAGGAAATTTACCACAAACCACAAGTTCAACTAAATTAAGTTTTGTACCTAATACTGGTGTTTTAAGCATAACTGGCGTTAATCTTAGTGGTTTAACTGCATCAAGTGCTGTAGCAACAGATGCAAGTAAAAATCTTGTAAGTGTTACAAATACAGGAACAGGAAATAATGTATTAGCAACATCACCTACTTTGGTGACTCCAATTTTAGGTGTTGCTAATGCAACTAGTATTCAATTTGGTTCTAGCACAATTTTAAATGATTATGAAGAAGGTACATGGTCACCAGGAGTAGGTAATTTAACTGTTGTTGGCACTTTTTCTTCTAGTGGTACATACACAAAAATTGGCAGATTTGTTACAGTTACAGCCACATTAAGTGCTACTACTAGTGTAACTGGAAATGCAGGTAACTTTTTTACTGGATTACCATTTACACCGGCTAGACCAACATCAGGTTCTGCAATTTGGGCTAATAGAGGAAGTGGTGGATTTACTGAGGCATATACCAATGGTAATGTTTACACTTCAGGATTTGGTACATATTCAACTATATATGTAACCATAACTTTTGAAACAACTTAATTTTGGGGAAATAAATGACTATATCAACAACAAGTGTAATTGATAAAGTTGAAGTATTACAATTTGGGCAACTTCAAGTTAGGCAAGCTGAAATAATTAAAAAAGATAATGTAGAGATTGCAAGAACATACAACAGATGGATTTGTGTGCCTGGTGATAATGTAAGTACACAAGACCCTAAAGTACAAGCTATTGCTAATGCACTTTGGACTTCTGATGTTATTTCTGCATATCAAGCATCTATAAATCAACCAGCATAAAAAGGTAAAACATGACATCAGTTAATCTTTCATATTTTGCTGGAGCAGGGGCACAATTTTTTGATAATAATGGTGTTCCCTTAGCTGGTGGATTGTTATATACATATGCTGCAGGAACAACTACACCACAAGCTACTTATACATCTAATTTAGGTTCAATTGCTAATTCAAATCCTATTGTTTTAGATGCTAGTGGCAGGGTTTCTAATGAAATTTGGTTAATAAGTGGTTCTACTTACAAATTTGTATTGCAAACAGCTGCAGCTGTACAAATTGGTTCTTATGACAATATTCCTGGCATAAATGATTTATCAACACTTTATGCTTCAACAGGATCATCTTTAATTGGATATACATTAGGAGCAACTGGTGCAAGCACAACAAATGTGCAAGCCAAATTGCAACAATTTATTACTCTTAAAGACTTTGGAGCTGTAGGAAATGGCTCAACTGATGATACTACTGCTGTAACAAATGCAATAAATTACATTAACTCAAATGCTTGTGTGTTAATGGGTAATGATTTAAATTATTTGGTTCAATACAATGGTTTGCCATCTGTTACAAAAGCTAATTCTGTTTTAGCTAATATAAATTTTACAGGTAAAGTTGGAACTTCTACCACTAGTGCTTTATTGGTAATTGCCGCCAACAACTGCACCCTTAGAGACATAACAATCAATGGAAATATGTCTGCAATGACAGGAAGCAGTCAAGGTGGTGATTTGCTTCATTTAACAGCAAATAACACAACCCTTGACAATGTTAATTGTTTATATGGCAATGGTGTTGGACTTGGTATATATAACTCAGTTTATGTAAATACTGTTAATTGCAGTTTTAGCAATAATTCTTCACTTGGCATACAAACTTATCAGGCTTCATATTTAAACTTTGTAAATTGTCAGGTAAATGCAAATGGATATGGCTATCAAAACACAAGACCTTATCCAATAAATACATCAAGCTCTAACCAACTTGGATTTGGCGCTGCAATACGTTGTACCTCCCATCATTTGACTTTCACAAGTTGCCAATTTAATGATAATGGTAGAGATGGAATTTCAGTTGGACAAGGAAGTTTTGAGGCTAAATTTACATCTTGCCAAGCATTAAGAAATGGTGACGGTGGATTTACAGCTAATGCTGATAATACAGGTACTGGATTGCCTGGTGAGGGATTGCCTCCATTTGATCTTTGGTATGACAATTGTGAAGCCTGTGATAACTACACAAGTGGAATATCTTTGTATTGTTCAGTTGGTGGAGTTCAAGTACTTGGTGGAAGTTATTACAACAACCATAGATTAGCAGGAGATCAAACAGAAACAGCATCATTTTTTAATGGAATATATTGTGCCGCTGGTTCTACTGATGTTGTTATCAGGGGTGCTAGAGCTTATGACAATAGAAATTTCACAAGTATTCCATCTGGAGCAACTGCAACAGGAAGTGGACCATACACAATAAATGTAAATAATTGGGCAGTAGGAACAATGAACTACTATCCAAAATTGGCTTTTTATAATCCATCAGGTATATTTTTTGGATATGGTCAATTAACAGCAGAAACCACTACAAGTGTAACTTTTAATGTTACTGCTTATAATCCAGTAACCCCAAGCAATTTGGGTGGTGGTTGGTTTGTAACTCAAAGAGTACAACACAATGGTGTATTTTTAGATAACAACTGTAATGGTTCAGTTGATGCTGTTTGTAGTGGTCATTTCCAAGGTCCAAGTAATGTTGTTGCATATACTGGATTTGACATTGTTTCAGGTGGCTATTCAAATGGTCAAAATGTCAATTTAGCTAGATTAGTTGTAGATAATACTGAACTTTTATTAAACCCAACATTTGATTCAAATACTTCAAATTGGACAGGAAATTATCCAGGAGGAAGTTTTGCAGTAGATACATCAATTACTAGATCACCAGGTTCTGCAAAATTAGTAGGTGGTAGTTCTAATGTGGCTACTGCTGATGCTACTTTAGCAACTAATGCAATAAATTATGTACAAGGTAGCTGGGTAAGATTTACTGCTTGGGTTTATACAACCACATTCAATGGTGCAGGAATTACTTTGTTTTGGGGTTCTGGTTATCAAACAAGTGCAATCAATTCACAAGGTGAAGGTGTTTGGGAATTACTTGAAATTACTGCATTTATACCATTTGGCTCATCTCAAATATCTGCAAGGATAAATGTTTCTGCTGGAGTAACTGCCTATTTTGATAATCTATCTTTAAGAAGTGTTGCTCCCCCAAGAGGAGGTAATAACCTTGGAGTTGTTTGGAATGGTCAACCATATTAAGGATAAAAATGACTACACCTAATGACATTATTAGTAGAGCATTAAAAGATATTGGTGCGCTTGAGGCTGGTGAAACTCCAACTGCTGAGGCTTCCCAGGATGCTTTTGATATGCTTCAAGATATGTTAGATCAATGGTCTAACGAGGACATGATGGTGTTTTATAAGAATGAAATAATATTTCCAATTACACCTGGTCAAACGCAATACACAATTGGACCTGGCGGACAAATTGGGGCAATATTTACAGGTAGTATTACTGGTAACATTCTTACTATTACGTCAATACAATCTGGTGGAATATCTATAGGACAAACATTGTCTGGGACTGGTATTACAAGTGGCACAACAATAACGCAAATGTTGACTGGTGCTGGTGGCAATGTCAATGAGGCAGGCACTTATTTACTTAATAAGACTTATACAAGTCCTATAACAAGTGAAACCATCAATTCATATTATCAAAGACCACTTAGACTTAATTCATGTTTTGTCAGAATTAATACTTATTCTAATGGGCAACCAATTACAAACGGTGGCCTTGATTACCCAGTTTCAGTATTGAATATTGAGCAATACGAAATGATTGGTTTAAAAACATTGAATGGTCCTTGGCCTAAAGCAATTTATTATGAACCAACAGAAACATTAGGTAATATATACGTTTGGCCTAATCCAAGCCAAGGCGAAATGCACATATTTGTAGATCAATTGTTCCAAAGATTTACAACGCAGTTTGACAACATCAATCTGCCCCAAGGCTACAACATGTGTCTGCGGTGGAATTTAGCAGAGCGCCTTATGCCTATGTATGGCAAGGCAAGCCCTACGCAGATACAGATGATTATGAAGTTTGCTGCGCAATCTAAATCTACTGTTAAACGCACAAATATGAACCCAGCAATTGTATCTACTTATGCAGATTCATTATTAGTTGGTAGACAAAAAGATGCTGGTTGGATTTTATCTGGTGGATTCTTCAGATGAGCGATTTTGGCTTTGTTGGCCCATCTTACGAAGCTGCATCCATTTATCAGGAAGCGCAAGAGTGCATTAATTTCTATCCTGAGATTGATCCACTCAAGCCGCCTGGTAGCAGAGGGGTAGTTGCTCTTTATCCAACGCCAGGACTTACATCTATTTTGTCCTTAAATCCAGCTCCAATAAGAGGGATGAGGACACTTTCTGGTGGCAAATATTTGATTGTTGTTGCTGGTGCAATTGTTTATTCAGTTACCTATTCATCTGCATTGGGCTATCAATCAACACAAATTGGTGCATTAACTACCACAACTGGTCAAGTATCTATTACTGATAATGTGACCACAAATTTAGGATTAGTTGCTTATATTGTTGATGGAACAAATAGATATTATTGGCAAACAGGGCAAGCATCATTGGTGATGTTGCCCAATACAGATGGGCCGTGGCAAGGGGCAACCATTTGTGATGTTGTAGATAATTATATTATTTACAATCAGCCAAATACACAGCTCTGGGCGGCAACAGACCTGGGGTTAGTCACATCCAATAATGCCTATTATGGCTCTAAAGATGGTGCTCCTGATCCACTTGTTTCACTTATAGTAGATCATAGGCAAGTGTTTTTGCTTGGTGAATTTACAGCTGAAATGTGGACAGATGTAGGAAATGTAATTCCTGGCATTATTAGTTTTCCGTTTCAGCGTGTAAGTGGAACATCTGTACAGCATGGTATAGCTGCGCCTTTTAGCGTGGCTAGATTTGGTGAACAGTTTGCATTTGTATCTCAAGATACAAGGGGTCAAAACATCATTGGTGTAATGCAAGGTTACTCATTTAAAAGAATAAGTACCCATGCAGTAGAGCAAACCCTAATGAACCAATATATTGCGGATGCTGTGGCGTATACATACCAGCTCGATGGACATGAGTTTTATGTGGTTACATTTCCAACTATTAATATTACTTGGGTATTTGATTTAGCATCTGAAATGTGGCATAAATGGTTATCTTGGGATGGTCAGCAGTTTAATCGTCACAGATCCAATTGCGGTGCTTTTTTTAACAATGTTTATTTGGTTGGAGATTACCAAAATGGTCAAATCTATCAATTAGATAATGCTGTTTATACTGATGCAGGCAATACTATTAGAAGGCTTAGGAGAGCACCACATTTGGTAACTGATTTGCAAAGACAATATTTTGCTGAATTACAGATACAGTTTCAGCCTGGTGTGGGGTTGGAAAATGGTCAAGGACAGAATCCACAAGCTATGCTTAGATGGTCAAATGACGGTGGTTCAACGTACTCTAACGAACATTGGTGTACGATTGGCGCAGTTGGCAAGTATAAAAACCGTGCTATTTGGCGCAGATTGGGCCAAGCCAGGGACCGTATTTATGAGGTCAGCATAAGCGATCCAGTAAAGGCGGTAATAGTAAGCGCTAACCTGAAGGCTGAAGGTGCTGAAAATTAATGGCAACCACAAATTCTAGTTCTAGTGGCAATATTATTTGGCCTAGAGTGCCATTTATTGACCCTACTTCTGGTCAGCCTGCTTTGCCTTGGTTATTGTGGCTACAAAGCCCTAATTTTGTAAGCATGAAAACTGGACAACAGACAATTCAAGGTAGTCAAGAAATTACTGGTAACTCAATAATTGATGGAAATGAGATAGTAAAAGGCACTTTGACGGCCTTGGGCGGTATTTCAGGGGGTACATTTTGAATGATGTTAATATTTTCATTACAAAAAAATTGTTTATTGATAAAATATGGTATATAACTACCAATCAAAGGAATTAATATGAGTTTCTGGTCAGATATTGGTTCTGCCGTGGATAAAATACCTGGCGGTTGGGGTACTGTAGCTGCTTTAGCTGCGGGTGGTGCTTATGGAGCTGGAGCATTTGATGCTACGGGAGCAGCTGCAGGAGCAGGTGCAGGAACAAGTGCGGCAGCAGGTGCAGGAGCAGCCGCTGGGGCAGGCGCAGCAACAGGAGCAGGTATGGGATTAGGATCTGGATTAGCAATTTCTGGTGGTTTAGGTTTAGCTGGTGCATTAATACAATCTAATGCAGCACAAAATGCAGCAAATACCCAAGCTAACGCTTCTCTTGCTGGGCAACAATTATTGCAAGCAAATTATCGAGAATTAGCTCCTCAATTTAATCCATATTTACAAGCAGGCAATCAAGGACTTGCTCAATTACAGCAACAATTACCAAGCCTAACTCAAACATTTGGGCCAGATCAATTAAAGTCTAATCTTGCACCAAATTATCAATTTATGCTTGAGCAAGGTTTGGGTGCTCAAAATCAAGGATTAAATGCAAGTGGTGGTGGTTCTAATATTGGAATTGCTGGAACTAAGTTTGCTGAAGATTATGCCTCTAACGCATACCAAAATGCTTTTAACAATTACCAAACACAGCAATCAAATATATACAATAAATTATCTAATATTGCAGGACTGGGTCAACAAAGTTTGCAAAATCTTTCTAATTTAGCAACTGGTAATGCAACAAATATCAGCAATCTTGGAGTTGGCGCTGCAAATGCTCAAGCAACTGGACAAGTTGGATCAGCAAATGCAATAGCAACTGGAGCAAACACTATTGGAAATAATTACTTTTTAGCATCACTTCTTAACCCTGCCAAACAAAGTGGCGGTTAAACAAATTAATGCTAAAAATAATCCAAGATAAAGGAATAATATGGCAATACAATCGTTTCCAATAGTTACACCAACACCTGTACAGACTAACCCTGTGCAAGGTACACCTATATCTTCATTGATGAATACTGCGCAAGGTATTCAACAATATCAACAAGCACAACAACTTAATCCATTAGCAGTTGAAAGAGCTAAAGCAGATTTAACAACTTCACAAGTTGCAGCTCAAAAAGCGCAGGCAACATTAGATCCTGAAATTGAAAGAATTAAAGCTGAATCTACTAGAGCAGCTATTAATTTAAATTCAGATCAATTAAAAAATACAAGAGAACATTTGGCAGCATCTTCTAGAGATTTATTAAGTTTATTAAATAAACCTGAAGTCACAGCAAAAGATATACAAGATCATGTTAAAACTCACTTAGAAATTGCTGGGGCCACACCTCAACAAATTAAATATGCAATGTTGGATCTTCCAACGCAAGGTAGCACTCTAGAAAATAAAGCATTTATTGCTAAACATGCAACTAAATCATTGGCTGCAGAAGCAGCATTAGACAAATTATTACCCCCATCTACTATGATTTCAGAAGGTGGTCAAATAACACCTAGACAATTAGGTAATCAAATGTTAACAGGAACTGTGCCAGGCACAGCTACTGGACCATCTATTGCAGTAACGCCAAACCCAATGCAACCAGGTGTCACAACTGTTAACGGTATCATTGGACAGTATGATGCAACTGGTAAATTTGTACCATTCAACGTACAACCTGGTCAACAACCTGGTAATCCTCCTGCGCCTGGCATGGCGCCAACGCCTGCACCATCTGCAGCTGGGCAAAACAAAATGCCATCAATTGTAAAAATTGACAATTTTTCTGCGCTTGGTCAACAAAATACACAAGAAGTTGCTAGATACAATGCAGGCCAAGCTGATTTTAATGCTGCTAATGAACGTGCGACACTTGCGCAAGATAGCGCTTTAACTGCGCAAAATATTAAAAAGAATTTATCTGCTGCAGCTGGTAGTGCACCAGGCAGGGTTTTACGATCAATTGGTCAAACTGTAATTGGTGATCCACAATTAGATATTTTAGTTAAGAGTTTGGCAGATCAACAATTAAGACAATCTCAGTTAATGGGGTTGAAAAATCAAGCTGCAGAGGCTGATCAAAGAACTGCAGGCGGTAGTTCTGAAATAACTGCAGAAGCGTTGGCGCACATTGTTGAAAGAGCTGAAGCAACAAACTTAGCGGCTTCTAAATACAATCAAGCATTAACAAAAATGCAAGAAAAATATGGCAAAGAAAGAACATATTTAAACAACGATAATTTTAAAAATGCTTGGGCCAATTCTTACAACCCAATAGCTTTTATTATTCAAAATACCAATCGTCAAAATATTCCACAAAAAGACAAAGACAAAATTATTGATTACTACACACATGATATGAGTAGAGATCAATTAGATACGTTAGCTAATAACATGAAGAATTTAAAACGCTTAGAGCGTGGAGATTTCTAATGGCAAATGATGCGTACGAATTAGATCCAGATGTTGCAGTCATTCGCAGAAGAATGCCTGTCAATATGCCAAAAAGTGCAATGTATGGCAAAAACCCAGAATTGCAACCTGATGCGGAATATAGTTACGAAACAGATCCTGATATAACTTCAATATCTAACAGAAAAGTTACGCCTGCAGAAAAACCAGAGCCAGGTGGTTATCTGCCTCTTTTCTTAAAAGGCGCTGGAGAAGCTGCATTACATTCAATTGCTGGTATTGTTTCTGCGCCTGTTAGTGCTGCTGCGGGTATATATGGTACTTTAACAAGTGGTAAATACGGTACGCCTGAAGGTATAAAAGCAGGGCAAGAAACTGCTAAAAGAGTTCAGCAAGCAATGCTTAATGCTGGTACACAACCTGAAACCGAAGAAGGTAAATCTTATTTAGAAAGTTTACAAAAAGCATTTGAAGCATCAAAAATACCGCCTGTTGTTCCTGAAATTGGTGGATTAACTGCTGAAACACAAATGGCAGGCAAGGGTGTACAAACCGCAAAGCAAGCATTGAATGCGCAATTTCAAAAGATTAGACCAAAAGTTACAATTGAAACTGTGCCAGGCTTAAGAAGCGCAGGTGCTGCAGCAACTGAAACGCCTGAGATGATTCAAGGCAATATCAATGCTGCTATAGCAAATGCTTCTCCTGAACTACAAACGCATATCAATGCGCAAGAGCCAACTAATGTTAATGTGCCTGCTTTAGAAACTAGAGTTTTAGAAGAAAAGCATGGTGTTGATTTATTAAAAAGTCAAAGAACTAACAATCTTTCAGATTACGTTCAGTCATGGAATCAAAGAGAAGCTAACGGTTTATCATCTGATTTTGCACAACAACCTAAGCAATTATCTCAAGCATTTGAACAATCTAAACAACGTCATGCTCCAAGAATACACTCTGATGCTGATGCTTCTGAGCTTGGCCAACATGAAATAAATGGTTTAGTTGAAAAAGATAAATCTAGACTTCAAAATATTCAAAATAAATATTCAAATTTAAAAAATGCCTATAACGAAATAAAGAAAAATCTAGGTTTAGAAGAATCAAATGATCTACCATTAGACGGAAAATTATTTGTTGAAAATTCTAAGAAAACTTTAAATTCTGAAATGTTTACTGAAGATGCAAGAAAAAGTATTGATGAATTATTAAATAAAATAGATGATAAAAATGGTGTAATGACTTTTCAAGAATTTACAACATTAGACAAAAGGTTAAGTGAATTAAGTAAATTTGGTAAAGGAAGTGAAAAAGAAGCAGCTAGATTAACTAGAGAGCATCTTAATAA